CCTCATGTTCGACGCCGGCCTATCTAACGAGGATATTTGGATAACCTCGCTAAAGGAAGGACTGGCTGCCAAGGGCGACAACAGGACTGTCATTCGGCGGGAGGAGGAGGTGCCCGTTAGCTGGGTAACTCCGTCAGGCGTCAAGGTTACAGGCAGACCCGACATTGTACTAGGTGAGATGCAAGGCGAGTCCTTCGTCCCTAAACTAGGCCTTGAACTTAAGCTTGTGTCTAGCGTATGGACCGCACGGGATACCGGCGTAATGCTCGAACCTAAACTCGTTCACCTCATGCAGGCAGGTCACTACGCTTGGCAGCTTAACATACCATTTCAACTCTGGTATACCAATAGGGCGGAGTTTGCAGTGGGCTCAGGCTGGGAGCAAGGTACCTTTCCGCCTAAGGAAAACCTCCTTACGCAAGTCCTTGAGTTTGGAGAAAAGAAAGATAAGCGCACGGGCCGAACTGTTAAGACCGTAAAGAAGGTGCTTCAATTTCGTCAAGGATTTGAACTGGAGTGGACGAAAGGAAAACAGCTAAAGTATCGGCCCATCATTGCCGACAAGGAATTGGAGTGGACGTGGACACCTATTACGCAGGCGGGTATTATGTCCTACTATGAGGCGGTGCTTAGGCAGCCAGAAGAAAAGCGTCTGGCGCCTCGTCCAAAAAGCTTGAAACCTGATGGCAGTGCTGGTACATTTAGCTTGTGTGATTACTGCCCACTTCAAGCTGTCTGCGACCGTCATGAATCTAATTTTGAAAATTGGGTAAGCGCGGTGCAAGCCCAAGTTAGCGCTAAGTAAGAGGTATATGTTATGTCCTACGTACAAAAGTCAAACGCCCCCCGGAGTAACAACTACTCCAAGCCTGCTGCTCCAGCCCCCCAAAAGCAGCAATCGGCCAATGCCCAGCCAACGCACACCCTTTCCGCTAAGTGCGGCGAAGGTGACGCGGTTGAGTTCATTAGCCTCACTGGCCTTTTCCCAGGTGAGTCTAAGGATGGCCGCTCCATGATGAAGGGTAAGCCACGAGCTACTGTCATCATCCGCACGGAAGATGGCCGCGAGCTGACGGCTAGCCAGTTCTTCGTAATGCAAAAGGACGCCAAGTAATCTCGGAGCTTACTAATGACGCGCTGGCCCTTTGACCCAATCCTGTCTACCGTGGTCCTAAGTGACGGTGAAGAACTGTTATCTAGAGAGGGTTACGAATTTGGTGGTTATTTCTTCCATCCTGAAGAAATGGGTAACCTAGGTCAGTTCGCAGGCAGTAAGCTAAAGAGGTACGGAAGTCAGCCACTCCTGGGGGTAACACATGCAGTTCACACTAGCACTCCTCAAATCCGCAAACGTACCAGCCAGTCTCCGGCCATTAAACCCCAAGTGGCCGGGGATTCTAACCCTCAAAAACCCAAAGAGTGAGTTAACTTCCCTTCTGTCTCCCCTGAAAAGGGGGGACCTTCTAGCCTTAGACTTCGAAACCAAGGGCGACTATGGTGATGCCGATAGCTACCCCGTAGGCGTTGGCCTAGCCAATAGCCAAGGCTCGGTATACATCTCGATTACAGAGAGCCACCCAGATACGCTCCGTGTGTTAGCGGAAATTCTCTCTCAAAAACAAATTAGACTTCTAGCCCATAACCTATTCTTCGATGCCGGCTGGTTCATGCGTGACGTTAACGCAGACTTTGCGTCCCGAGACGGGCTGGGTAAATCCTCGCCCGGTTGTTGGCTTAATTGGCACGTATGTACCTACGCCCTCTACCGATTGTTAGCTTCCGAGGGCTACCCCGGGCAGCAATACGGCTTAAAGAAGGCCCAGGTAGAGCTATTAGGTTGGCCCTCCTCCAACGAGACAAAACTTGACTGTTGGCTAATAGAACAGGAGCACGTGAGTAATGTCTCTCGGACAGCGAAAGAAGGCTATTACTTTTACCCTAACTATGCACTAGGCAGCCGCACTTATTCGCCCGACGTACCTGAGACGGTAGGTGAGCATGACCGCTGGGTCTCGCCCCGGAAAGAGATGATGTATCTAGCTCCATCCGCCATCCTGGGTGAATACTGTCGACTCGATGCTCAGTCTACCTATGACCTATACGTCCACGTGCTTGAGCCAGTCTTGGCAAGGTTTGAGGGCCTTCAGTGGTACATGCACGAACTTTACATGCGTTTTATCTACCTCCTCGTTTGGCAGAAGGTCTCTGGCATAACCATCGACCAGGATGCGCTTGACGCGCATCGCGTTTCCTTGGAAGAGAAGATAACTACCACTAAGAGACATTTTCTGTCTCATCCCGAGATTACACCTCACGTACAGGCTTACAATCAGTCGATAATTGATGAGCATTTAGCCAAAGAACCTAAGCATATCAAGGGTGAGTGGCCTCCTAAACCACCCACCAGTCAGTATAAGAAGGACGGAACGGAGACCGCTGCTTGGCAAACCTACCAGGCCAAGCTGTCGGCTGGACCTGAAATCAGTAAAAACTGGCTCAACTGGCAAGCAAAGCTGGAGGAACTTAAGGCGTCTAACCAATTCAATCTCAATAGCGGACCTCAGCGCATCTGGCTCTTTTACGAGCGCTTAGGTTACCCCGTAAAGTCTACGACGGAATCGGGACTACCAGCCACAGATGAGGTTGCCCTACGCCAATTTGGCGAGCCAGGCAAACTTCTGTCTGAGTACATCAGTCTCGAGAAGGAACTTGGATTTAACGCGTCTTTGCGTCAGGTTATCAACCCCGTCACGGGCAAATACCACCCTAGCTTTAAGGTGCCAGGTACCCACACAGGACGCCTAGCTGGGGCGGGTGGACTAAATGCGCAGAACTCACCCAAGTCGCTAGATTATCTCCGAGCTTTCACAGTTCCAGAAGGCTACGTCATCGTCACCTGTGACCATGCCTCGCTAGAGGATTACGTATTGGCCGAACTCTCACGAGACGCTAGCTTATGGAACTTTTATGGACCTGGTTCCCGTAAGGGAGATTGCATGTACCTATCGGTAGGCTCTCGCCTGCCAGTTCTTGGGCAACACATAAGAGAGGCCGGATACGACCCAGAAAATTGGACACCCGAGTCGGTTAAGGCTGCCAAAAAGTCAGCCAATAAATGGCGGCAGGTAGCTAAGAAGGTAGTTCTCTCCGCGAATTACCAGGCTGGGCCAAACAAGATTCATGCCTCCCTCTTAGAGGACGGCGTAGACATTAGCTTTGAAGCCGTCCAAAAGATGCATAAAGGTTTCTGGGAGTTACGCAAAGGTGTAAAAGTCTGGGAGCAGGAGTTAAAGAGGCAGTGGAAAGATAATGGCGGCTGGCTGCTTAACGGCTTTGGTAGGCCAATATGTCTTGAGCCTATGCGAGAAAAAGACCTAGTCAATTCTCAGTGTCAATCTACTGGACACGATGCACACATATTGTTTCAAGTATTGACTGCTGAACATTTGACAGCTAAAGGATTTGACTGGATACCCTGGCACATGGACCTTCACGACTGCCTTATGTTTGCCGTACGAAAAGAAGAGGCCGAGAGGGCTGTTGACCTCCTCAAGAATGTAGTATACCCTGAACTTAACCGTATGCTCGGTGGAAGCATTCCGCTCAAAGGCGAGCCTAACGTATGCAGGAGCTGGGCCGATGACAAAGACGAAGAATTCAACTGGCAAACGAATGAAGAGCTCCAAGCCTACTTACGCAAAAAAGACTAGCTCCAGTAAGTTGGAGGGGCAAGTACTAAGCCACCTAGGTGAACTATTAAATGGTGAGATACTAGCAATTGACCCATCTAGCGGCAGTGCAAACAGTCAACCTGGCTATGCCATCTATAAGGCTGGACAGCTGGTCGATAGTGGCCTTGTACGGATTCGTTCAGGAGATGACATCAGTAACCGTCTTTATAGGCTGGCTAGGTCGCTTCGCGAAGACTTCAGTAAACCTGACCTTCTCGTCACGGAGAATATCCCGCCCTTCATGGGCGAGGGTCCGGGTGCATCTTTCGCCACCCGAAACGTCATTAGCCTTCACCAATCGGTGGGCGTAGTTATGAGTATCTGGGATGTACCCGTGCTTCAAGTGTCGCCCCGTAGTTGGCGAAGTCTCGTCCCAGACAATTACTTTAAGACAGACGAGAACGATGCAATAATGCTAGGCTGGACTGCGATACACAAAGCTTATCTGTCGGAAAGAAAAGAGTTTAGAGAGTTAGACGAGAGGCTAGTACATAAACTTACCACGGGGAAATGGCCATGACTACGCACGAGGAACTGTTAGATTTGGTAGCTGAATTGCTGGAAAGATTTGGCATAACGGCCAATTATCCTTTGGACGATGACAACGTTACCGCGCAGGAGATGGCAGATAGTCTGGGCGGAATAGAGGGTTATTCCTACGATTTCCAAGCCATGACTTACGTACTATTTCCTGAAGATGTCCAAGAATTACTTTTACTCTTGGCCTCAGCTGTCTACGCAGACGACCTTGAGGTGGACGACGAATATTCCGATGAGGAGGAAGAGTGATGCCTAGGCCACCTAAGGTAAAGCGTGGGCGAAAGCCGCGAGGATTTCCAAGTAGCGTCCAGGTTTTTGGGCACAAGGTAAAGGTAGTCTACTGTCATGTGATGCCAAAGACTTCGACTGATTCGTTTGGCGTCACCTACTTTGACACTAAGAGAATCTACATCTCTCTTGAGCAACCTAAAGAGGAGATGGAACAGACACTCTTTCACGAACTCTGTCACATGGTGTTATTCCTTAGTGGCCATTGCTGGAAGATGACGGAAAATGATGAAGAAGCGGTAGTAAGGGCCTTTGAACATGGACTCTACCCACTGTATAAAAGGAGGCGATTATGAATAGGTTACTTTTTTGCTTTCTACTTTTACTATCGAGTCAAGCGCAGGCTAGAAGCTACCTTAACTTAGATGAACTTAGCCTTAAATTAACTAGGTTTGGCTGCAACCGAGAACTTCAGACTCCCGACATTGAGTGCACTGATTACATTGGTAGGGTTGGTGTGCAATTTGACCTCTCCTTGATAGATAACTGGATGTACTGGAAGAATCAGGTACAGTCGGAAGGGGTATCGGCCAAGTTCATGACAGTAGGCTGGCATTGGGAGCTTGGCTTTAGTCTGGGCCCCGTCATCGACGTATTCTGGGAGCACCACTCCAGGCACGTCATGGACCGGGAGCAGCCCTACTACTGGGATGAGCGGACGGAGTCCCCCCGAAGAGTCAAGTATCCAGTCGAAGATTCATACGGCATAAGAATACGCTTCTACGAAAGAAAGCGGTAGGGGTTATGAGTATACTAAATGCGGTTCCGCCAGGCTGGACGTTGCGAGATGTTCAGCGGGATGTCCTTTTGCGCCTTGAGGAAAAACTAGATAGCTCTGACGTATTTATCATCCGGGCGCCGGTAGCCAGTGGTAAGACCCTGATGTCTATGACTATTGCCAGATACTTACAAAAGAAAAAGAAATGGAAGTCCAGGCTATTGGTGCCTAATAACCTCCTCCTTCAGCAGTATCTGGATAGCTTTCCTAACGTCACGACCCTGCGTAAGAGGGAGTCGTACACCTGCGAACTCTACGCCAATCAATCTGTGAAGTACGATTGCGGCGAACATACGAGGTTGACTGGTACAAGTAAAAAAAGAGGAGCTTACTGCAAGGGCTGCCCTTACACGACTGCCCTCAAAAAGGCGCAGGTAATGCCATACGTAGCCATCAACTATTACACCTACTTAGCTTATAAGATGTACGGTGAAGGACTGATAGTAGACGAAGGACACTTGCTTCAGGGTATGATAAAAGACTTGGCGGCAAAAAAACTCTGGCACCATGACTACGAATTTCCTAGTTACGTTAGGACGTATGGGCAGCTTCTGCGCTGGACTAACGAGCGCCTAACCAGAACGCCTAACGATAGAAAGTTATTGGAATTAAAGCAAGAACTAATGTCTAATAAGGTACATTACTTGGTCGAGAAGGGTTACGCCCTGTACCGAGGCGAAGAGAGGGAATGCCTAAAGCTCATACCTGTCGACGTAAGAGACCAGCCCCCCCTCCTTTGGCCCATGGGTAAGGTCAAAAAGTTATTCTTTCTATCAGGCACCATCAATCGTAAAGATGTCGAGGACATGGGCCTAGGCGATAGACGTATCACAGTTATAGACGCTCCTTCGCCTATCCCAATTGAACGTAGACCATTCATTACCGACTTGAAGTTTAACTTATCGGCGTCAGCTAACGGGCGAGACGTACCTGCTTTGGCTACATACCTACTAGAATTGGCCAAGGTGAAAGAAGGTCGCGGCTTTATTCACGCTCCTTACTCACTGGCTCGACAGCTTCAGCCCTACCTATGCCAAAATGACCGGTTCCTGTTTCACTCTAACCAAACGAAGGCGGAAGTCTTTAAGGAGTTTCAAGAGTCTGCTGGAAAAATCATGGTAGCGTCGGGTATGTATGAAGGAATTGACCTAGCCGATGACCTGGCTAGATGGCAGGTAATCTGTAAGGTTCCTTGGGCTAATCTAACTGAACCAGCTATGCAATACTTGGCAAGTCAGGACCCAGAAGGCTACGCAAACGAAGCTGTTCGCTTAGTAGTCCAAGCTTATGGCCGTGTTTGTCGCTCGCCCACCGACTACGGGGAGACGATAATTGTAGACCGCTCCTTCAAACGTCTATACAATCAGCACGGGGACCTATTCCCTGGTTGGTTCAAGGATGCTGTATTGGATGACTTATGAGCAAACGCACGTTCTCTTGGAAGACGCAGCTAGAGTATGGACTTGAGGCGCAGGCAAAGTTTCACGATATCTACCATGAACCCTTAATACTGGCCGATACCTTAAGGTATGATTTTAAACGAGTGAAGGACGGAAAGAAGTTAGAGCTAAAGACGGACGATTGGGACCACAATAAGACTGAAAACTTTTTCTTTGAGCGTTACTCGGTCTGGGAGAAGGAAAGCCCGGGCGGTCCCTGGCAATCAAGGAAGCATAGCGTAGACCTATTCGTCTACTACTTCGCAAGGAACCAGGTCTACTACGAATTCTCGGACGTTAAGAAGTTGTGTAAAGAGTTGGAGCGAATCGTCCGAAGAGAGAAACTAGGGCTGGTCATGATACGAAATAATGGGTACAATACGGCGGGCTACAAGGTAAAGCGTGAGTGGGTATTAGACCTCTGTGATGTATACGAAGTTGAGTAAGGAGGATTGACTGATGACTGAACATAATTACGGTAACTATCTAACCATTGACCTCTGGTGCGAGCACTGCGGAACTAGGTCTATAGTTATCCTGCTCAGGACTGAAGCTACGTATGAGAATCGCTGGAATTGTGCAGACTGTAATACAACTGCAAGTCTTAAACGCGTGCCGTCAGCTCCTATGGTAGCCAAAGCTAGCTATCCAGATGGCTATAAGAGGGCAGGATTTCAGGAGTTAAAGGAAGCCAATCATCTGCGCATCGAAGCAGCTGGGCTAAAACCTTCGGACCAGGCTAAAGTAACGACCGAGATTAACCGACTAGAGAAGAGAACCCCAAAAGAATGAGGCGACTCGTGGAAAAGTATGGAATCTTGATTGGGTTACTAATACCCGTAGTAATGTTTGTTTTCTACATCTGGCTAATGATAGCTATCAACGCCTTGAAGTGGCTAGCGTTACAAAAGGAGTTTAAAGATGAAAGCAATTCTTGAGTTTGACCTGAACGAACCCGATGACAGGATGCATCACAAGATGGCCGTGGATTCACAGGATATGCTCATTTTTATCTGGGATGTGGAACAGGATGTGTTTCGCCCCCATCGTAAGCATGGCTACGGTAACTTGAGACTAGACCAATTGGTAGCCAACCACCCAGAAGTAAGAGAAGCCATAAGCCTTCTAGAAGAGATGTACTACGAACTTAAGGAAGGTAGATTTAAATATGACTAATCTTTACAGGGAGATTCAAGGCTGGGGCTGGGACCCGAAGGAAGTTAAAGAAGCCCTGACAAGGGACGTAGGAGTCAAGCTTGCCGAGACTCACGTAGACGTTAGAAAGAGCGAAGTGGGCGTAAAGTTTGACGCGGATAAGGCGCCTTTACACCTGATTCCGGTCGAATGTCTAGAAGAGGTGGCAAAGGTCCTCTCTTACGGCAGCCAAAAATACTCCGATTGGAACTGGGCCAAAGGCTTCAAATGGTCCCGGCTTTATGGCGCTACCCTTCGTCATCTCTATGCCCATATGCGGGGAGAGGATAAGGATAAGGAAACCAACATCAGCCACTTAACGCATGCTACTTGCAATCTATTATTTTTAATGTACCATGAGTTACACCGGGTAGGCGAGGATGATAGGCATTCTCGTCCAACGTCGGTTAGTAATAAGGAATAATCAATGGAAAAGTATCAAAAGATTCTAAAAGTTCTCCGCCTCGTCTGTCTAACAGTTCTTTGGGGCGTCGGTGGTTTTCTCTTAGGAGACGAGCTTGCCAATCGACTGGAGCGAAATGAGATGCGGTCAGCTTGCTACAAAGAGATGGCCGCCCAGATACAAGGCAAGCCAGATGATATGCAGGACCTATTTATTCGCTTTCAGTGCCGAAGTAATATTCCATAATTAAGGGGGAACGCAGGTGTTAGCCTACGATGTCGAACAGAAGTTAAAGATGATGACCGCTACAGCGCGTAACATGAGTCCGCGTATTGAGGTTATTCGCGAGGACGATTACTTGGTCGTAGAACATGAGGATTATGGGCACGTAATGGAACTCCACCTTGACGACTACGACATTCATAGGCAGCTCCTTCGGGAGGCCCTATCCATGCTAGCCGAAGGGGATACACCGCCATGGTAAACTGGACGTACACTGAAAATAAGGATGCGCAGGTTTGGACCGCAGACTGGGATGCAGAGGAGTACTCCTACTTTATGAGTACCGCCAATACTAACCAAGGGTGCGACCACGAATGGGTAAATGTATCCTTTAATCACGTGCGCTTAGCCTGTAAATACTGCGGCGTAGACAAGGAAACCTAATGTCAGAAAGAAAAAAAGACGATAAGAGGGCTGTGGTTGCACTAGACGCCTACCGAAAAGACTGGTCGGTAGGATTAGTCTACTGCGCACACTGTAATAGGTCGATGCCGCATCTGTGGATAAGTGGGGCAACAGTGGTTAACTGCCCCGAATGTAAACAATTAATAGACCTGGTCATAGACTATAGTGTTTAACGCTAATTAGGAGGGAATCATGGGTGATGTAATCAAGTTTCCTAAAAAGAAGGGCAATGCCAATTTTAATGTGGAGGCAATTCCTGTCTACGAAAAGGACCCTAATTTAGAAGAGCTCGCTTTTGACATAAGAATGCACCGCATCAAGGAGTCCCTATCCAAGATTGCTAACCTTATGAACGACCTGAAAGGAAAGACTAGCTATGAGAATAAATAATATATTAGCATTAGTAATACTTATGTGCGCTGCTTGTTCGGAGGCTCCACCGCCTGAGGTAAAACTTGAGGAACCAGCATCATCTCCTTCAGCGGAAGAGATTAAACCTACTGTACCGGAGATTCCGGCTGGCCGCATTTACGTTCAAAAGGTAATGGATGCTTGCGGAGCCAAGATGTCAGAGGCTAAACGTTCTGTCTTATCTGAACAGATACGCATGGTTGGGGAATCTCTGTTTCCTATTGAAGCAGAGAGAAAGTGGTTCTACCTTCTTATCTGTATCGAGTCCAGGTTTAATAATGCAGCCAGGTCTACCGCCGGTGCCGTAGGCCTCACCCAAGTCATGCCTAGATACGCCCCTGAGTTTGCTAAAGCCTGTGGCCTTGGAGAACTTGACCCCGCCGATTTAGCCGACTCCCAAGTAAACCTTCTCGTTGGAGCTTGCCGGTTTAAAGAACTTATGGTATACTACGAGGGTGACCCCACTTTGGCACTAGCTGCTTACAATAGTGGGCGTGACTCGCCAACCGTTCGTAAGGCGGCCTCGTCAGACGTACGTTCGGGGCATCCAGAGACAGTTGGCTATCTAGCAGCTGCCTTTGTAATGAACCAACGAGTAGTAAGGGAATTAACTAATGAGCCAACAGCCGCCCAAAAAACCGCACAACTACGTGACTTTCGACGAATTGTTGATGAACCGGCATTGGGAGTATCCGCTCTCTGAGGCGGATGCAGTCAATATGGCACGAGTCTGGTTTAGAATAAATAAACTCTTAAGTCAGTACCCCGCCAATTTGACACCGCCGCTAGTAAGCTCTGGCTATAGGCCGGGGCATTACAATACTAGAGCTGGAGGGGCAGCCAGGTCTACACATTTAACCTGCGAGGCGGTAGATGTAAGAGACCCGGGCAACGGCCTTGACCAATGGATTGACCAAAATCCAATGAAGCTGGTAGAGTGTGAGCTGTGGCGAGAGGCGCCCGACCGTACAGCAAATTGGTGCCACCTCGACATTCGCCCTCGCCGCAACCGAACCTTTAACCCATAGGCCGGCACTAACCCTTAGTAAAGAATCGTTTAATAGTTGCCGGGGAAAGTAAACGTCAGTAAACTAGCTTATAATATAAGTTAAGGAGTGATAAGCATGGCAGTATTTTTAAGGCCCGACCGAGGGGCAGTAGCAACGAAGAGTATCAAGGCTAACCTATCGGATGGTGCGCAACTAGTTCAGCTGTCAACGGATGGCTATTGCCTATCTCTCGTCAGCACCTCCCTTCCTTCCATCCTACTTGATAAGGATGGAGAGCCAATCAAGGATGGCGTCCTTAAGGCAGGGCAACGGGCACAGCTGAGTGCTGGCGAGCTATCTGCTACGAAGTATCATTTGATGCTGATACCAAACCCAGAGCTAGCTAGGTCAGCTTACATCGGCGGGCCCTTAATGCTTGAGCCCTACACCAGTGAGCGGCTAGAGTTCATGCTTAAGGTCGAGCGTCAAATTGACGTATCGAAGCTAGACTACCTATTCCGTGTCTACATAATGGACTGACGCCATGGACCTAGATATTATTGGAACCATCAGCAGGGAAGTAGAGATGTGGGAGGCCCGGAAGCAGGCCGCCATATCTGAGTTCACGTTAGCAACCAATGCAATCCAGGCTCTTTGGAGCCTGACTGAAAGGATGAAAGAAGAGGCAGAATATGGACGGCAAGGTAATACGCCTGGCCCAGAGGAGAAAGCGCATCCGCCAGGAGATTGAGGCGAGCATGACGCCAAACGAGCGGGCCATGGACAGAAAGATTGAGATATTGTTAGAGCAGATAGACGACTTGAAGGACCGGGTCGAGACGCTAGAATCCCGCCAACTTCAGCTCGTTCGGGCCCTCAACGAGCTTCTCTCCAGACTAGAAGAACAAAGATAAAAAGACCCGAACCGTAATGGTCCGGGCCTTCCGGAGACTTAAGTCGTGTACTAAAAATGGGGGGAATTAGCACACTCCCTTACACTATCATTTCTCTGGTGGAAAGTCAAGAGGTTTTACTAGCTGGGGAGCTTCCCAGGCTTCCTTGGCAATAGCCAATAGCTGGTTATCTAGCTCATTCTCCGTCTTATTAGCTACCTTTTCCAGCAGTAGGATGATAGATTTCTTTAGCACACTTTCCGTCAGAAGGGCCGTTAGCATAGAGAGGGCGGCCTTACCCAAGAGCCCGCCCAACGCCGATGCAATGCTTGTCAAAATTAATGGATTCATACTTACTCTTCCTTTCCTAATATTGGTACGTCTTCACCTGTCAACCGTTCGGTCAGGTTAACTATTGCCTGTGCACCGCCTGGCGTAAATGCCCTAGCTGCATTTTTTATGGCGCGGCCTAGCCGCTCGGGGTCCCCCTCTAGCAATTCAAATCCACCTAAACCCAATTCTTTAGTAGCGCCCACTAATGGGGGAGTAAACATTCGACCTTCAAGTATGCTCTTGACAGAAAAGAAGGGAGAACTTAAGGTGGCGCCTCTAGCCCAGATGGGTGCATCCTCCTCTCGCGGCTTACCAAATAAGAATTCTTCCGTTCCTGAACCCGGTTCTATGAGAGTATTAATAGCAGTCCCAGCCATAAGAGGTGCAATTGCCCAACGGGCGAGCTCAATAGTTCCGCCCTTTGCACCCTTTTCTCCGTAAATATCTATGACCCTACCAGTTATAGCAGATGGATACTTGGTAAACATGCTAAATAATGGACCTACGGCGCGAGCAAACTCGCTACTGGTAATCCTGTTGTAGCTAAAGAGTGTGCGGTCAGCGAAGTAACGGCTAATGATATCTTCCGCCGCTGCTTCATCTTGGTCTTGTACTGCTTGAAGCATCTTTCTTTTTAGCCGTTCTGGCATAGTGTCGACGTACTTTAAAGCAGAGGGAGCCTTATTGACTGCATCCTTAGCTAATATCTTACCGGTCTCGTAAGCTACTGCTCTATTTATCTTTTCGCTCCATTCGAAAGCAAGCATCATAGCATTTGCCGTCCTGTCAGTTACCCTGCCAAAAAGACCAGGTGCCTTGCCCGACCGTATAGCTTCTTTAAGTTCCGTCGTCCACTGAGGCGCTACGTACCCTAGCCTTTCTAGGTTCTGCCAATACTTACTTGAGAAGCTATTTTTAATTGCTCGCATGTATGCAGGCAATACTGCCTTAGCACCGTAAATACTACCCAATTCTGGTATCATCATGTAAAGACCACCGGTCAAGTTCTGCACAACGGCGACTGGGTTGGCACCGAGAAAGTTTGGGTAGACGTTAAGAACTAGGTTCTGAAAGACATCGGGAGCTTCGGCTATTGCTTGGTAGAATCCTTTAACTACCCCATCTTCAGCTTTTTCTGCTTGCCTGAGAGCTCTAGTTTGCAGCCAGACTGCAGCCTTTCTAGTAGCACTGGCTACAAATCTTGCCTGCCCTAAGAATTCATCGTGAAGACGTTGAAGTTTCTCGGCGTCATTTACTGCTCCCGCCTTTCTTAAGTAAAAGGCTTGCTGCTGGATACTTGCTAAGGAATCTTTTAGGAAGGCATATCGATAAGTCTGCTGCGCCCACCGATTGGCAAGCTTACCCACGTCCTTTTCTTTAAGGAAGTCTGGCATAAGACCAGTTCTTTTTAGAAGGGCACTAGCTTTTATTTCGCTTACAAATACGTCGCTGCCAGGTTCAATCGACTTTCTAAGTACCTCTGCTAATTTGGACGAGCTATTTATAGTTTCCCCAGTAAGGTAGGTAGCTGCCCGAGCTAACTGTTGCATGGAGTCAGACTTTAAGAGCTCTTTTAAATCTAGGTTATCACCCATCTTAAGGGGATTTACATTTGTCTCCTTAGCCGCCCTGGCTATCATCCGCTCAATAGCTACTATGGCCTCAGGCATGTCCATCATTTGGTCAGGCAAGTAATTTTGCCTGCGCTGAATAGGCACACCCAGCTCCTTAGCTGTATTTAGTTCTTCGTCAAACCACTTACGCCAGCCTTCGTACTGAGATTTAAGTTCAGTTGGCACTGCTTTTTGAATGGCCTCTTCCGTTAAACCTTCATATTTACCTGCACCCGTTAAAGCATCTCGCAATTCCGCCATAGATGCATCAGTAAGTCTAGAATACTCAATGCTAAGTGGTTGTTTTTTTACCAAACTACTACGCAAATGCACTTGATAGGCGTTGGTTTTTTTGGTAGCGTTCAATAAGTCTGAGTATACATCGGTACCGCGCCGTCTATCTATGTCTCTGCCTACCGACATAAAGTCTACAAAGGCATTTTTGGCAGAGCGGATAGAGGTCACGATGCCGGGTTCTTCCCTGGTTAGTTCCGCCAGTTGCTTTAGTATACTGTCGTCAGTCTGCTGCCGAAACTGTTCGTAAGTTTTCTCGAAATCCGCTGGACTTAACTGGGCCTTGACGTCGTTTACTACCTTAACTGCATCGTCGAATGACTTTACGTTAGTCTCGCCGCCCATCTTTTTGGCGAAGTCCATAACCTTCTGCTGCAGTTCTGGCGATACCTCTTTAACTTCCCGTAAGTTACGTATGGATTCTGCATCAGCTTTCCAAAAGGGAAGCTTTTTAGCCGTCTCTTCTTCGACGACGTCTAGTATTCCACGCTCTGCCTCGTTTGCTTCCTTCTTAAGTGCTTCGATTCCTTCCATCACACTCTCGCCTTCGACGACGGACTTACCGCCAGCTCCGGCTCGAATGATGAGTGGGCCTAGTACAAATCCGGCAGCGCCCCCGATGGCGCCCCCGAGTGCTGCACTGGACAATTCTTCACCAGTCTTTGATTCACCCAGCGCCATACCGGCGCCCTCTAAAGCTCCGGCAGTAGCAATACCGGCCCTACCCGCCTTGGCAACCATAGCAGTCGGCGTTAGGATACCGGCAGCAATCTCTGCTCCGGCTTGAAGGGTGGATTTCTTTTTTTCCGTTAGTGCGTTAAGCTCGTCAATTGCTCGCTGCGTGTTTTCGTCCTGCGCTTTTTTGGCCATCCAAGTAGGAAGACCGCCAAGTGCCTCGGAGACAAAGCCTACGGCCCGGCGGCCAGTGGTAACCAGGCCCTCCTCTCCTTCCACAGACGCGCCTAGGTAGGGGGCAAACATGGTCAAGAGGGCTGGGTCCGCCTTATTCCTAGCCGCAATATCCTGAATCTCGGCCTGGGTAATGTCCTTACCCTGAAACCAACCACCCTCTTCTGGCTCGATACTCTTGCCACCAAACTCCGCAAACGGGTCTTCTGTCTTTAGAGCAGCTCCTCCAAATTCGGCAAACGGGTCCTGCTCCTCCTTTTGCGCGGGAGGTAGCTCTGTTCCGCCAAATTCCTCAAATGGATTAGCCATAACTTATCCTATTATTGTATTACTTTAGCATTTGGATATTTAGTTCTAAAGCTATCTAGTTGTTCCGCCGGAATCTGTCCTCGTTTTCCGTTTACTTCAACCGTTACAGTGCCTGTTGTTTGTGCGGCGGGTGCAGCTGGGGCAGGCGCGGCAGGGGGTTGCTGTTGGCCTGCTTCTGGACTCTGGTATTTTCTAATACCATCAGCAATCTCTTGCTGTAGCAACAGTTCTTCTTCAAGTGTACTTCTATTATTGCGTAAAACTTCTACCAATTTATCTGGGTCTGGTTCTTTTTCGGTGTCAATCAAGCCCAAAAGTTTTTCCTTTTGCGCCGCTACTGCTTCCGGCCCTAACGTTCTGGCAGTAAGTCCCCGTAACTCTTGTGCTAGTTTATCTTTATCTTTTCTATCGGCAGTCTGCCAACGGGCGTAGATATCTTCAGCTTTATCGTAGCTAGTTAAATCTTTTTGTATCCTTCTAACGTTAGCATTTGCTGCTTTCTGCTGAAACTCTAGTACTTTCTTATCGCCTTTTTCTGCAGCGTCAAATATCTTACGCTGCTTCTCTAGTTCTATTTCCATCTTTTTTAGACGCTCTTGTTGCGCCATTTTGGAGCGCTCTAGTATCTCAACGCTGTTTTGGTAGGCCTTCTTGTCTTCCCTATCTTCTTCCCTTTCCGCCTGGCGAAGGAGGGATTCCTGCTGCCTAGAGATATCTTTGATGGAACTATCGTAAGAGCTGAGGATTTGCTCCCGCTTTCTATCCCAATCTACCATGGCTTTTTGCGCCACGCCAGACATATCTACGCCAGTGCGCATACCTTGAGCCGCTGCGCCAATCTGTGCCAAGGAGCGACCTACTAGCGAGGCTAATTCACCTATGTCAGCGCGACGCATTGCCTCGTCTCGCTCAGCCTTAGTAGTTTCTCGCTGTTCTGTCATCGATTGTTCAATGCGTTCGCGTAAAGAGAGAGGGGCAGGCGGTGGCGTTTCTTGCACCGGTGCAACACCCGGACGGCCTTGTAAGGCTACCGACTTTGGCCGAGCTGATTCCTTTTGTTTGCCACCCAAACCCAATCCACCGGCAAGGGTGGTTGGTTTTTGCTCTTCAGCGCCTACTCCTAAGGCAGCTTTATATTTGGCGCCATCTGCAAAGGGGCCAATGGCAGGACTAGAAGGCACAGGAGAAGGTGCTTCTTTAATTCTACCCGCCAACGGAGTCCTTACTGTAACATCACCTTGCTTTGTAATAAGCTCGCCTGGATATTCTTCCGGCTTAACATCGAAAATATCTTTTGTTATCTTTTCTTCTGTCGGACCTTTTTTAATGAGGTCAGCTAAGCTTGGGTTTTTCTTAAGCTGCTCTTCTGCCATGCTAGTCGATATATCAAGGCGCTCTGCTAGTGCGTCTATTAATGTTTTATCCATCTCTTAATCTCCTATATCTTCGTAGTTCCAGCTAGTATTGAACCAAATCCACCGCCAAGTTGACCACCAAGGGCGCCCCCAGCGGCTAAGGCAGCTGCACCCGTGCCTCCCGTAGCTACCGTAATGGCAATGCCAGCACCTACACCTGCCAGGGTACTTAAGGCGGAAAACATCGAGCCCCTATTTCTAGCCCTAGCCTGTTCCCTGCGTATCTTTTCTTCCATTGCCCGCTTAGCTTCAGCTAGTTTTTTGTATTGGGCTTGGTCCAATTCCTGCTGTCCCTTTTGGAAAGCTTGCTTTAATTCTTGCTCTATCTTGGCCTGCCCGGCTTTTAGCATCTGTATCTTCCGCTGCCCAGCCTGGCGCATCTTTTGCTCGAAATCTTTTAATTCCACCTGAGACTTGGCAGTAGCCACCTTGTAGTCTAGCAGCTGTCGCTCGTTGAAGAAAGTTCGGCCCAGTTCGTCCTTTTGGAACTGAAACTGGTCGTCCAGTAGGCGCTGCTTTAATCCAGTGCCCAACTGGTTCAGCTGGCCTTCCATCATCCGCTGCTGCTTAGCCTGGTTCAATTGACGCTCTTGAAGCTTCATTTGCGAGGACCGTGCCTCTTCCTTTAGCGCCATGCCACCCAGCTGTTGCGCCTGCTGCTGGGCTGCTTGCTGTACCTGAAGTACGGGCTGCGCTTGAGCAGCGGCCGCCTGCTGTCCAAGTGCCTGCACTTGTCTGACGCCCATGGGTTGGCCCAGAGGTTGAGCGCCGCCGAACTGCGCTTGCATCTGCGACTTGGCTGCTTCCTGAAGTCCCGTAACTACTTGCTTATTTTGACCAGGCATCTGGCCAGCAAGGTTACGGAAAACAGATTGATTAGGCGTAGCCATTATACTTCCCCTAGGGTTTAGTTACATCAAAAAGAGGATTAGTTCCTGTGGTATATGTAGGACTGAAGTTTGGCTGTACCGGTTTAGTAGCAAACGCATCACTATTCGGCACTGTAGTACTGTCAAACATCCCGCTAGCGTAAGCAGATACGCCAGCTTGACCTAGGCCACTAATTCCTTCCCACATCTGCCGCTCTGATAGCGCTTTATTCTCGGCGCGGGACATTGCTAGTGCTGTGTCAAGGTCTATCTTCATCATCTCGTCCTGGAATGTACGTGCATCCGCTGCTATAAGCGCTCTAAAGTCCAGGTCATTACGGAGCAACTCTTCCTCGTCTGCGAATACGGTGCGGTACATCTCTTCCTCGAATGCCAGAGCATCCGACAGATTAGCCATTGTAGCCTGACGCTGCAGTTCATTCAAGTACTTATCGTTAGAGAGGCGCATGCTAAAGCCAAGTTGTTCTAGCTTAGCCTTATCCTTATTGAGGTCTAACTGCCTCTGCCCTGTCGTATACTCGCTCAGAATGCGCTCTTGGGTAGCAAGGTACTTATCCCGGGCATTTAGCTCCTCTTCTGAAAGGAGTTTATTTTTGAACTCTTCTTCATCCTGAATGTTCTTGGCCTCTTGCGCAAAGGCCAGCTGCTGAATCTGGCTCTGCTTAGCCAGTTCTTCCTGTCCACGCTTTACCTGGTCTACTACCTGCATCTCCCCCTGAACCGAACGGGCAGGGCCAGCCCCCCCTAACCCCGGAAC